ATAGCTATTTCGATTGGTTTGGGCGCTAATACACACCAATCTAGAGGTACAAATTTCGATTTAAGAAATTGTAATTCTAATAAGTTTTCGAACTTTTGTAGGTTCCCGCTTTTATCTGCGGATGTGACTATAAAGCCTAATTTTGTTGTAGTCTCAGATACACTCTGTCGATTAAAATACTTTAATGTATTGCAATCTGCTGATATAATAACATCATCTCCATATGTCAATAATGCCACATCTCGGTGAAAATCAGTAAAATCTGGACTCAACCCAACTGATATACGTCCATTCAAATAACTTGCATATAGAATATACACATTTGTTATTGAATTAAAAACGTCAGTCATAGGGTTACCTGATTTATTACCTAATTCTGTTCTCATCAAATTGAATCCAACTAATACATACGAATTCTGTAATATATATAGTAGTCCATGTCTAACTGGACATCTATCATCATAGTATTCATCTGTAACTCTACGATAAAACTCAAATGCTTGCGGTGATACACTTCCATCATAATTAGTATAATCGACATCAAATCCATACTTACCTTTACTACGCAAATACTCGAATATACTTTTCCACGCCACCTCATAGTCAATTCCAATTGCACTATGGGTAACAAATCCAGGATTTTTCCTAATATAATTAAGAAAACTACCAAAATATTTACGCACTAACATAGTATATTCCAACGACGGTTGTTCAAATATGCGTGTTTTACCCTGCTTAACTTTTTCGATTTTCCGTAATTCATCCTTTACAGTTGCAACCCATAATGGGCTATTTTTAATAACACCTACTTTGAGATTGTCTTCCAAATCCGACAATCTTTTCACAAACGTTTGTCCATGTATAGGAATAATAAAGTTTTTTGCTTTTGCCGAAAAAGCATAATTAACATCATCAATTCTATCAAAAAATTCATACTTACCATTATTAAACCACTTTGACAAAATGCCGCTGGATGTGCTCATAACCAGCCGATTCATAGTATCATATCCATTAATAACCTCAAATTCAGTCAACAAATGCTTGTCTCTTCCTTGTGGAAATTGTTGTACATATTGTTGCACACACAACTCATGCATGCGGGGCTCAACAACATGTGTATATTTTGGAATACACTTTTGTGCATTAGAATACATTACATGGAAATCATCTGTGATTCCCTTGTAAGAGGGTGCATATTTATCTGGCCACTCTTCATGTTCTAACCATTTTCTTTTATCTGTCTTATCAATCGTTACAGTATTCAACTTAATACCGTTGATACTAACTTCTCCCAAATTTTCAATGGGAGTATTCCAATATTTACTGATCTTTCCATTACATTGGAAATTGATTTCCTCATCTATGGGTAATTCACTAGTTTTAAATTCATTATAAACCTCCATAATATCATCTAGTATGAGTGGTGTAGCTCCTGCACGTTGCGTACCATTGGCCAAAGCCGAATGCATAGCATATAGAGGTTTGGGCACATTATTATTAAAATAATATGGTCTGCCACAATCACCACTTTTAGTTATACTATTGCAAAATGTACTAAGAATCATTGTAAAATCATCACCACTTGCTGTGACTAATTCATAACGCATCTTTGTAACTACATCTATATCATCTTCCTTCTCATTCCCTATAATTGTGGCTTCAATATCTTTACCTTTCATCATCTGTATAAACTCACTACGAGTAGGTATAAATTGACTTATTTTCCCTGCTCCATTTATGTTGGCATTTGACAAATACACTAAGCATAAATCACACGTTGTTCCTTGATCATTCCTAATATTTTTAATCATAGATTCATTTATTGCAACCTTTTCCATTCGTAAAGTATCACCGATACTATTGATCAACTCAATTTCAATATTCACATTCATCCCTGAATTCCTTTTCCTACGCCATGAATCAATAAAATGTCGAGGTACCAATATAAACTTACTTTCGAACGATAGACAATACATAGAGCACATAATTGATTCATCTTCTAAATCCACAATACGAATAACACGAATATTTCGTCTTAACTTCCGTAGTTTATCTTCATCATTCTGAAGAACAACACCAACTGGTTTACTCTTATGCCGAGGTGTACTATCATATGCCTGGCCCTGAAATGACGCTTTAACAGTAGTTATAAATAAATCAATGATACTCTTGACCAATCTAAACACTCCCATTGCTGCTGCACTAAGCAAACCAACTGTAGCTACTCCACAAATGGCATAACACAATCCTTTCCAGCATTTATCTGTATTAACTCTCCTTTGTCCAATTTCAGGTTCTAATAAATAATACATTTCCTGTACTGTCAATGTTTCATCATGCCATGTTTTTCCAGTCTTCAATTTATACACTCCTAAACATTTCAACTGTCCAATAAACATCACTCTATATTCCTCAAAACTACCATCAATTATACTCTTTCGAATGTCTTCCATACATTCTTTAAGTGCAT